CCTAGGCCCTAACGTCAATGCCAGGGCCTTGGTAAATGTCAGATTATTTTGCTTGTCTTGATCTAATTAACTTCAAGATGTCTTCTGCTCTCTTGGCACTGTCACCTGCCGGAGCAACTGGTGCCGCCTCAGGTTGTGGTGCTGGTGCACTTTGAGTGACTGGTGCCGCTGTAGGAGCCGCTTGTGCCACTGGTGTTACCGGAGCCGATGCAGTTGGTACTGTTACCTGTGGTTTACCTTGGTAAGCCACGCCTGCTGGTCTGAAGTACTGTCCGTATTGCTCAAGATCATAAGCCTCACCTTCCACAGATTTCGCAAATAGTTCTGCGATTATTTTAACTTCTGCTTCTGTTGGCTCTTTTGGTCTGAAGTCACCTAAGTTGTGTAAACCGTGTGTGTCGATAGCAGATCTTTCCGCTTCGTCCAACGGTCTTTCCCTTCTTGACCATTTACTTGTTGAGTAGTCAGCATAACCACCTTTGGTTGTTTTAGTGATTCTGAAGTCCACACCTTTCAAGTAATCAGTTGGCATTTCTTCCATCTCTGGGTCCATCAATGCTCCTCTGATAATATTGAAAATCTGAGGGCCAATGATAAATCTTCTGATTGGATTCTCAGGTGTCGAGTCTTCTGCTAATGGATTCGTTGTGACAAAACCTTGGAAAATGTAACTTTTCTTTTTCCAATATTTTCTACCCATGTCTTCCATTGACTTGTCTTTAAACCACGGTCTAACTTCTGTTAGTACTGGACAAGTTTTACCATACATCTCCATGCACGGTACCTGTACTGTCACCGGCCTCGAATCAGTCTGACCTTTGATGCCTGCGAAAGGTAACTTGATCATGTTTCTTTCTGTCCAGAAGAACGTATTATGTTCGTCCCTGTCCGGTAAGAATCTAACTACTGCTTCTGATCCTTCTGATATGTTCCAGTGTGGGTAGATGGCGTTGTCTCCGCCTGTGTTTGAAGTGGAGCGATTCACTTCTTGAGATTTTAACTTCGCTCTTATTTCAGCTAATGATGCCATAATGTAAGCCTCCTTGTGTGCCTATGTTTGTGTTTGTGCCTAAATGTATATCAGACATATAGTACGTAATATACAACTATATTTATCTAATGTCTACTACTATTATTGGTAATATGGAGTTTTTATTATGAAAGGTTAGCTAGTGTTTTTATTCTATCTAATTCTGTGTTGATCTCTTGTGCTTCTTCCTGTGCTTCTGATTCGTCACCTTCTTCTGAGAAGAATTCATCTACTTGTAGGCCTGCTAATTCGATGGCGTCTTTGAGTGTGTATTCCTGATCTCCAACTTTGAACTTGTCGCCTGCTTTCATGCCTGCCGCCTTAGCTTTTCTTACTGCGTTTGCAAACTCATTGCCTTCTGTTTTGTCTGCGTATCTGTCGTCACCTGCCTGCATTCTCTTGTACGCAGTTGTGTTCATCATTTTATCTGCTTTGGTAACATCTAGTTTAGTAGCGTTTTCTTTATCTTTTTTTTCGATTTCAGCATCTTTAGGTTCCGTGACATATTCGGCCACTTCCATCTCGCCAGCTCTCAATTTGTCAAAGTTTTTCCTTAGAAACTCTGTGGCTTCTTTCTCGTCTCGTGATGCGAAGATTGTTTTTTCATTCCTATCTAAAACGTTATACATCATCTTGCCGTCATCTTCACCTCTGCTCATTGACACGTAAGGTTTTATCCCACCTTCGTCAATCATTGAGTCAACCCAACCTTCAAACGCTTCTGTTTCTTTTGCTTTTCCTTTAATGTCTTTTTTAGGACTGTAATCTGCAGGATCCATTCTCACTTCATCTGTATATCCTGGCTCTGATTGCATTTTCTTGTAGTCGTCAATGTATCTTTTTGCTAACTGTACCGCGATCTTTTTGTTTTTGATGTAGTCTGGAGTTGCTTTAAATGTTGCTGAATTTTCTTGTTCCATCTCATCTGCAACTCTAGAAGCAAAGTTTGCCACTCTGTCTTCCTCGCCTGATTTAGTTAACAGTCTAGACGCTATATCTGATAGTATAGAACTTAACATTGTGTTCTTGTTTGTGAATTTTGTAACTTTCAACATCTTGTCTGCCGAATCATCTTTTCTTAAAACTAGTTTGCTGTCTGGGTCATTTAAAAAACTTTGCACTACTGCACCGTGATCCACTGGTGCTTGTATAGGTGCATCAATTGGCTCTGCATCTGGCTCCAGTTCGTTCACTTGCTCTGCTTCTTTTGACGCTTCCAATTCACTCATTATTCTGTTTATAATCGGTAAAGCGTCTTCTACTCTGCTGTCTAGGTTAGTCATTGTAAACTTCTCTCTCATTTTGTTGACAGTTTCATCATCAAGAATTTGTTCCTCAGATGTTTTGAAATCTTTACTTGCGTTCTCGTAGTGTGTCTGGTTAGAAAGGTTCTTCATGTACCCTCTTAGGTTCTCTAATTTTAATTTTGTTTGCTCTATGATGTCACCTGCGTTGTCGTTCAATTGATCTTTGTTGGTAACATATCTCGAGAATGAATTTAATTTTGCTATGTCTTCTGAAGTTGATACAATGTGCTGTCCGAACTCGTCATGTGGTCTTCCACCATTTGACACGTGTCTCATCATGGCTCTAGCGCCTGCTAAATGTGTTAACGGATACTTGAATCTTTCACCGTCTTCGTTTTCAATGTACAATGACTGTATCTGTCTTGATCTTGCACCTGGCACAGTCTCGTCAACCTTGCCTTTGTGCCTGATTATTAATTTTGTTTTATTTAGGTTCTCGTATGAACGTTTTGCTGTGCCTGATAGGCCTTCGGTGACGCCTGCTAATTTTGTGATTCTTGCTAGTTCTTCTGACATTTCATCAGTATTTACCGTTTTGTTCGTATCTGCAATATTTTCATAATCCTGCTTCGTTAGGTTGTTTTTAGTAATATCCCTTACATCAAACCTCAACTGATGCTCAACAGAAAAGTCTTTCAACTCCTTAAGGAACGCATACCATTCGTCCCTGCTATCCTCGTCTATTTTGTTTACTAGATCTCTGTTGTAGTACACCTTCATGTTCTCGCCGTCTGCTAGGCTAATGCTAACAGAACCAAATGTGTCTGCATCTTCTTGGAATTCAAACTCAAAAAATACGGCACTGCCTGGATCGGCTGTAGCGGCTCCATTCTCGTCACCTAATCTTATGTTTGAGAACTGTGATCTAATTTTGTTGAATAAATCTTGCGAATTTTTTGGGTTCATATAGTGTATTTATTATCCATTGAACGATCCAAATATGGGCATCGGTGTTATCTCACTTGTCCTGTCTGTCCATTTTTCGAATATTTTTGGGTCAAAATCAGCCAATACTTTCATCATACGTGTCATTAACAGGCAAGAACTTACTAGGTCGTCATGTTGTCCTGGCTTCGCACTATAGCTCATTCCTGAAGCAACAAAGTCCTTCATCTCAGATATTAGAAGTTTTGAATTTATCTTCATTTTGTCGTTCTCAACAAGTTCTTTGAATTTAGTACAGGCATCGATCTTGTGTTTGGCTGTGGTGTTGAATCCCCTTCTGAACTTACGTCTGTGTCCTTTCCTTATAGGTTCTGACAGAAACATTCCCATAATATTTTCTTCACCTATGTCCATTACCCTCATCAGTGCCGCTTCTCCTATTGAGTTGTTTTCCATACTATAAAATATTTGAGGAGATGCTGTGGCATCTTTCTCCATTATTGTGTCGTGTATATGTTTTGTAATCCCTTGCAGGATTCTTACCTGTTGGTTCATCGGTGTTTGGTTGTGTTGCCATTCGCCAACTTGTTCAAATGTAGGTAATTCAAAGACTTGGATGGCCGCAAAGTCTCCTCCTGTACCCATGCTGGGATCTAATGATACCATGTAAGTGTGTCCAGGAGTTGGACGCTTGAACCAACGCACCTGTCCTGTCGTTTCGATAGGTGGTACTCCCTCCATGTCTGCTAGGACTAAACTGGAGATCAATGTCTCGTCAAAGATCAAGAATTCGCACTCGTGTTCCCTTCTAAATCTTTCTTCACCTATCCTTGATTTTTCTGCCTCTGCCCATGCTTCATCTCTGTCTGGGTGTTCATTCCAGTGTGCCTTCATGGCATAAAAGCCATTAGTCCCGATTATTTTGTCATTTCCGTATTCGTCAAATCTTTTGTTTGCTTCTTTCCATATCATCGCAAACTGGTCTTCGTCACTGTTTGGTGTAGAAGTGATTAAGCATTTACCTCCAGTTGACAAGGTCGGAGATAGTGATGTCCAAAACTCCTTTGCCTTCTCTGGTGGTTGCACGAACGCAAACTCATCACAGTATATTAAGGTTAGTGACATACCCCTACCTGTGTTTTCCGTTGTAGTGGTTGCCATAATCTTTGATCCGTTGTCAAATTCTATACTGTTCCTATTGTATTGAGTGACGCCTGCTTTGATCCAACTCGGCAACATCTCATAAGCGTAACGCACTCTGGACATAATGTCAGAGGCACCAGCGTATTTGTGTGCCGCAATTAGTATTTGTGAATCTGGTCTAAACATTGCATACCAAATTAAATATCCTGAAGCACAGGTTGTCTTCCCTGTCTGTCGTGGTAGCATTGATATTGAAAATCTATGATTATTGTACGCCTCTACCAATCTTTCCTGATAAGGGAATGGTTGGAACTTCATTTCGCCTTTGGTAGGATGTTGTATTTTCATGAACTGTTTCATGAAAAACAGTGGACCTGTCTTTGGATCCATACACTTTTCAAGTTGTTCAACTTGCTCTTTTGTGTATTTGTGTTTCTTATGCGCCTTTTTAATTTGGTCGCTATCTAATGATACATAC